TTTTTTACTGTCAGTGGTCTTAGATAGTAAGTAGTTGTCCATGATACCTGTTAGCGAAACACCAAGCAGACGTTCTTCTTCTGTATTCTTCTGCCAAATCTTACGCAAGTATGGCATCTTAGTAAAGGTAGACTGTGCTGTACCAAGGATGGTAGCCAGTCGAACCTTACGGCGTAAGTTTTCTAAGTCATCACCCTGCCTAACAACAACCTCTGTTAGATTACAGAATTGATATGGCCTCAAGATAATCTCAGAACAAGGGTTGGTTCCCCACTCATGTCCTGTCTCTCTACGTCCATTCATTTCTACGTGCTTGTCGGCTGCTATACGAGAGAAAATACCACGCTCACCAGACTTAGACTCTACTAGGGATAACCACTCACGCATGAACCCTTCCATATCAGGCTTGTCTGTGTAGGCTACAGAGTTATTAGCCAACGCACGTTGACCCTCGTTCTCCCACCAGCTACCAGACTTGGCATGTGCCATACGTCCATCACTAAGGTTAGACAGGCTAATCATTGCTGATCTACGTACACCACCAACTACTACTACCTCACCAATCTTACACATGATATCGTGGCACTCAATGCTAGTTAGCTTACGTCCTGCTGCACCCTTGAACTTAGCCACAACAAACTTGAACAAGTCATCAAGAGGCTCAGGCCCACTAGCTCTACCACCAAAGGTCTTGAGCCTAGCACCTGCTGGACGGATAGCAGACAAGTCCCACTTAGGGATGTCACCTGAGTAGAGGTGTGACAGTAGCTTATGCAAAGCCCTAGCCCAACCTTCCTTGCTGTCCTTAACTGCAATGACATCATCACTCATGTCTAGTGCATCAGGTACTTCAGGTAGTTTTGCAATAGACTGACGCTCTACTGAGAAGCCTACACCTGTACCACACAGTAGGATAAACATAGCCTCATCAAAGGCACGGATGTGATCTACTGGTAAGTAGCTACAGTTGTAGATGCAGGTGTTGTCACGGTCTGCTGCTACACCTGCTGTCATCAACGCCCTCATAGAAGGCATGACCTCAAGGCTGATGATAGCTTCTTCAATCTCTTCTAAGTCTTTAGCTGGTAGACCAGTAGTAGCAATGTAGTTGATGTATCGCTGCACTGTCTCAGGCCATGTCTCTCGCCTATTTTCTTCCTCAAGCCATCGTGCATACCGACTAGTAGCAATGAAAGTCTGGTAGTCTGTTGGTAGATAATTGCTTCTCATCGGTTGTCACCCTCTCCATGTAGTGTATTATTTTGCTGTCGTTTCTTTAGCTTCTCTATGTTCATCTCTGCAATAGTTTGCAACGACAGGCCACAGTCATGTGCTAGTGCAGCCAGCATCCATAGTACGTCACCCATCTCTGCTGCAATAGCTTGCTTCTGATCCTGCATTGGTATCTCATCACGCATCATCTTAGCAATCTTACCTGCTACCTCACCTGCCTCTTCAGCAAGACCTAAGGCTGCATAGGATACAGCATACTTCTTAGGGTACACGGCTGTCTTTAACGCACCTATCTGGTACTCATAGAAGTTCATCATTACCAGTTCACTCCTTTAGTTTTCTTCATTAGTTCAATCATCTTATCCAGATACCATGCAGCTTTCTCAGCGTCTTCAATAGGATTACCCTTCTTCCACAAGCGTGAACCTGTATACTTGAGAAGATTACCATGACAGTAACTAATAGCTTCATACTCACCTAGTACATCTACTATGTAATCAATGGTTTCGATCTCACCCTCTGCATAGTGAGCAGGACTGTTTACCATGTCTCTATCTTTATTATCTAACTCTGCTGCTTTAGCTTTCATGTATTCTTCATGCCCTAGAGGGATGCCAAAGGTGGTTGCCATAGCTTTACTTCTCCTGTCTCTGTGTTGTACTCACCATCACGTAGGATACGTGCTAGCCTTGCGTTCTCTAGTGCTACGTCTTCAGATAAACCTTTACTCTTAAACGCAGCAACCACCGTATCCCACGTACAACCAGATGATAAAAGTTTATTAGCAGTCTTGGGGCCAACAGTTGGACAGCCGCTGTAGTTATCTGTACTGTCCCCAACCAGAGTTTGGAAAAGGAAATTGTAGTTAGCTTCTTCTTCAGTGATTGTAGCCAGTTCACCGTTAATCCAATGCTTTGCTGGTATAGTGAGTAGGTCTTTGTCTTCAGACCAGATAATAGTATCTGGATTTTTAGTAGCCAGTATTCCAAGAACATCATCAGCCTCCAAGTTCCTGTACATTATTGTATTGTATTTAGATGTAAGATATTCCCTAGCCCAGCCAAGTAGCATAGGCTTACGTGTATCCTTACGATTAGCCTTGTAGTAGGGTGCTACATTCTTACGGAAGTTAGCCTTATCACTTAGTGTAATGATACAATCCTGAGCAGGAGCATCCATTAACTTGTGTATCTGATCCTCTAGTCGTGCCTCAACATCAGGCTCAAAGGCATGTAGTGACCACAGACCATCACCCCAATTGATGGGTGTCTCAGCAGATGCAGCAGCCTTGTAAGCTATGATGTCACCATCAATAAGCAGTAGGGTCATCATCTATCTCCTCTTTTCTTTCATGTTTCCTTAGGATATGTAGCCCTGTCTGTACCTGAATGTAGTCTAGGTATGCCTCAACAATCCACTTAATGCTTAGACAAATACTTACACTCATAAACGAGCAGGTTAGTATTAGCTTCCATACAAAATCAAAGTCCATTCTGGATACACTCCTTTGCCTGACCAACAGACATCTTAAACCATTCACCCCTACGTTCAGCTATCTTCTCAGCAGCCTTGTGTGCAGCAGCCTCAGTCTTACGTCTGTCATTAGTAGATACAGAATACATCAGCTTGTAATCACGCATTGGACTACTAGTCTGATAACCGTTTAGTCTATCTTCTGCATCAAGAGCCATGCCTATCTTTACCCACTCAGGCCAAGCACTATTAGTAATGATATAAACACTACCTTCTTTAACAGTGTTAATTAAGTTATGACTGTGTACGTCATCCCAAGATTTATACCTACCAGCTTTATGTAGTGGGTGCTTCTTGGAAACTTCTTTACCATTAACATACATTCTATTAGCATCACGTTTACGTACTGCTTCTGGATTATCCTTATAGAAAAAAGGTTTACCTGTCTTTGGATTAGTGGGTGTCTGCCCAGTTGCTTCCGTACTTGTACTCACTGTCGAGTCTACATCTGAAGTTGAAGTGTCTTTCAACGTCCCGCATACACTCAAGAATAACTCGCCCTGTCTCATCTTCCTGTCCCTTCTTTACTACTACTTGAACTTCATCATGGATGAACGCTACAATCTGTGCGTCCAGCTTGGCTTTCTTAATGGCACGTGAGATAAACACATACCATGTCTTACAGATTATAGCACCAGCACTCTGTAGTAGAGTGTTCAGTGCAGCGTGGCTGTGTCGGATAGGAATGATACGTCCATCCAATCCCTTGACCCAGCCTCGTTCATCAGCAGCCTTAGATACTGCATCCTTAAGATACTTGAGGGCTGGTAGTTTCTTCAAGAACTTCTGCTTGATTGCCTTACCTTCCTTCGCACCCTTGCCTATGATCTTGCCTGTCTTCTCATCACCTGAACCATAAAGAAATCCATAGATGAATGTCTTAGCCTGATTACGTGACTCAAGACCAGCAGCCTTCTGGTTAGCAGTATGAATGTCACCATTCAAGACCACATCAGCATACGATCCATCGTCATAAGCAGCCATATAATGAGCAAGACAACGTAGCTCAAGACCGCTAGCATCAGCACCAAGTAGACTATACCCGCTAGGAGAGATGAATAGTTCTCTACACTCCTTGCCATATGGCGCACCCACACTTGGTATCTGCGCTGTGTTAGGATTGGAATGAGTACAACGAGAGGTGACAGCACCCATATGATTGACACGTCCATGAATCTTTCCACCCTTCTCCATCTTCAGCCATGCCTGTTTGCCTGTAGCTAGTTGGCCTATGCGTTTGTTGAGTAGTAGATATTCCTGTAGTAGTCTAGCCTCTGGCATGTCAATACCAGATAGGACAGTCTCATCTACCTTAGGCTCACCACTGTCAGTGAACGCTTTGGGTTTCCAACCACGCTTCATTAGTCTGTCTGCAATCTGCATACGTGATGCTGGGTTGAATGGGATAGTCTTTGTCTTAGTCTTTAACTCAATGATAGTAGGTTCAAAGGTACTGACTAACTCATCCTCAATGTCAGACCTACGTTGTGCTAGCCTACTGTAAAGAGCCTGAGCTTCCTGTACATTGAAGTCAAAGCCATGCTCTTGTTGTTGTAGTAGTAGGGTATGGATTTCAGCTTCTAGGTCTAGTGCCAATTGGCTAAAATTTTTCTCCATAATTTTACGATACAGTTTGTTTGTAACTGCTGTGTCTTGGATGCAGTAGTCGAGCATCTCAGGGGTATATGCTGCAAAGCTCTCGCTGCCACTATTGTAATCACCTTTTAATTCTCCTAGTCTGTGACCCCATGCCTTAAGTGAGTGACTACCTATTAGGTTTTGAGGGAAGTTACCCTTCTTGTTTAACTTGAAGTCAATCTCTTTTACATCAGGCCATACTGTTCTAGAGTATACCAACGTATCAATGACCTCACCCTTGTAGGTGTAGCCATGTAGTTTCTTAATCACACGCAAGTCATAGTCAGTAACATTATGACCAATGAGTGTCTTTGCTTTGTCCATAAAGTCCAAGGCTTCCTGCGTCTGTGTTGGGTCAAAGGTGTGTACCTCATCAGTGTCAACATCTCTGAAGACATGACACCATACCTGTGTTACTTCATCAAGTAAGTTGTCTGCTTCTATATCCCATATGTATTTCATACCGTGTCTCCGCACTAGTTAAAAGTCTATCTCTACCTCATCCTCATCGTCCCAGTATGTCTCAGTCATCCTTCCTGTATCTGCTGAATAGGACAAGTGACAGGCTATGCCTGTATCTCCTGACCATCTGTTCTTTAACACCCTGACATCACTGATGTTAGAGTTGTCCTTGTCCTGCTGGTTACGTTCTAATCCAATCACGATATCGGATAGCTGACCGATAGCAGCACTACCACGTAGCTGGGCAAGTGATGTCTGTGCGCCATCCTCATGTCCTCTGTCACCTGATGGACGCTTGAGGTGTGAGATCAGGATCATACCACAGTTCAACTCCTCAACTAAACCACGTAGCTTAGTCATGGTGTTGTCAATGATACGCCTTTCATCACCACCCTCTAGTCCTGACACCACAATACTGATGTGGTCTAGGACAATGAAGTTACAACCACAACCACGTACAAGATAACGTATCTTAGATAGTAGGTTGTCGCTGTCGGTGCTACCCCAGTGGTCATACAGGTACACCCTGCCTGAACCTACGGTAGCATCAAAGGCTTCCTTCATCTCTTCTGTTGATACATCCTCGTTACTCTGTAGGTGTAGCAACCTGTTCATCTCAATAGACATAAGCCCTAGTGCAGTACGCTTTACGTTCTCCTCTAATGCTATGTAGCCTACTGTCTCACCATTCTTAATGAGACTGTGTGCTAGCTCACGTGCTAGCTGAGACTTTCCAATGCCTGATCCTGCTGTCAGGGTAACGATCTCACCCTTACGGCAACCACCCACCTTCTCATTGAGTCCAGTGTATGGGTATGGGATAGAGGCACGTTCATCTACTGATGTAACCACATCCCACAGGTCTGTGCCTGACACAATGCCATCAGGCCGGAATGTCTTAGCACCCCACACTGCATTGATTAGTTCCTCTGTCCGTCCAGCCTGTAGCATATCACTAGCATCCTTGAGGGGAAGCTTGGCAATCTTAGCCTTGTTGGGTGGAAGGATAGAAGCTACATCAAGTGCAGCAGCCTGACCTACCTCATCATTATCAAACATAAGGATGATGCTGTCGTACTTACTAAGCCATTCAATTGAACGTCCAATAGCTCTCTTAGCACTGTCTATGCCTGAGGGTATGCTAACGACAGGCCACTTGTTACCAAAGGCTTGGCTAAGTGACAGGGCATCAAGCTCACCCTCGACAATAGTAATCATCTTACCACCATCACGGCATAGGTTCTGACCATACAGGCCAGCCTTCTTTAAGTCACCGATAACGGTGAAGTCCTTGTTGGGAAAGCGTACCTTCTGTGCCTGTAGTGTACCGTGATCGTCATAGTAGTTGGCTACTTGTACCTTACTACCATGATACTCAGACACACCATACTTCCAGTGTTTAGATGTAGCCTCGCTGATCCTACGCTTACCGAAAGCTTGGGGCGTGACCTCTAGGAAGTTAGCATTTGCTTTCGGCATTACCATCTCCTGTATCTCCTGCCCATCAGCAGGGGTTAGTGTCTGACAAGAGAAGCAGTAGTGATTACCGTTGCTGTATAAAGCATTGGCATCACTACTACCACAGTGAGGACAGGCTTCATGCCTGATGAACTCACTATCCTCTTGCATCCAACTCTTCCTCTAAGATTGTAGACATCATGCGTAACCCATCTGCAATCCTAGATAGTTCAGGATCAGGATACTTATCAGCATCATGGCACATCGCATAAGCCATGTCATCATAGTCTACTGCTTCGTGAAACTCCAAGTCATCCATGTATACTGAGAAGCTCAGGCCATTCTTAGTGAACTCAGCCTGTAGATCAACCTCAGATACAATCTCTTCTACTGTGTCAATGACACTCATTACAACCACTCCTCTGGTATTGTACCCTCTGCCCAGACAAACCCTTGTCGGTCTGCCCACTCACCACAGGTCATCTTAGACCCATCCTTTCTTTTCTTAGCACCCTGTATGGTAGAGCTTGCCTTCTGAAATACAAAGCGGATATCCAAGTCGGGATACTGTGCCTTGATTGACTTCATCTTGCGTTGGCTATCCTGTCTAAGATAACCCTTAAGCTCTACGATCATACTACCTACTGCTAAGTCAGGGATGTAGTGACGTTCCACATAGTAGGCCATCTTGTCTGGCTCGTACTGGTATGAAACGCCACGCTCGTTAAGGTCTTCGATGACCCTTGCCTCAAAAGTCCCCTTGGTCTTTAGCATCAGTGGTATCATCTACATCATTGAACATCTCTTGGTTATCATCCTTCACTACTGCTTGGGTAATGTAACCATCCTCTTCATCAAAGAGGTTAGTGGTAGGCATACCATACTCTACTAAGTCAATGACCTGCACACCTAACATTTTTAGGGATACACCAACAGTCTTAGTGGCTGGCATCATGTAAGGGTTAGGCTGAACTTTAACAATCACCTTAGAACCGTTACCGATTAGAGTGTCAGGGTTGATAGGCTTAACCTTTGAGTCACAGACAAAGGGTTTCTGTACTCGTTTGGTTCCATCACGCAGTACCTGTACTGCCTTGAGTTTACAGTTGAACGTGACGTTACCAGTATCGTTACCATCGTCATCGTACTCAGTGGTGTAGGCTGGAGTAGTGGACAGGACAGCTTTAAGTTTCGGCTGTTCCTTGACAACTTCAGCTAGCTTCTGGGTTGCGTAGCTGTCTAGTTGTTCACACAATTCTGCTGCTTCTGTGACAGGCATCACTACCTTGATAGTGTACTGTCCTTCAG